CTGACGGGATGGACGCTCAATTACGAGATGTTCTTCTACGGCATCTTCGCCTGTGCGCTGCTGCTGCCGCGCCGGTTCCTGTTGCCGGCGGTCTTCGCGGTGTTCCTGGGTCTGACGCTGGCAGGATTCGCCGGACTGGCGCATGGCCCGGCGCTGACCTTCTGGACCGAGTCCATCGTGATGGAGTTCGTGGCCGGCATGCTGGTCGGACGCCTGTACCTTGACGGACGCCTGTCGTTTTCGACGCCCGTATCGGCCGCCCTCGTCGTCGCGGGCGGCATCCTGCTGGTGGCGGCGACTCCCTGGGCCGCACCGCAGACCCGGCTGCTGGCCTGGGGGCTTCCCGCGCTTATGATCGTCACCGGCGCCTTGTCGCTGGAAAGGGTGTCTCTGGAAAGCCGCCGACCGCCGCGCGGAAAAGGCGTGCTGGAACTGCTGGGCGACGCGTCCTATTCGATCTACCTGACGCATATCGTGACGCTGAGCGTGCTCCGGACCTTCTGGAACATGGCCGGCTTGGCCAAGCCCGGATTGCCTGCCGCAGTCACCTTCATCGGCGTCGCCACGGTGGTCTGCACGGTGGTCGGCGTTGTGGCCTATGCCGGCGTGGAAGCGCCGGTCACGCGCGCGGCCAAGCGGCTGAGGCTCGGTGCCCGGCGGGCACTGGCGCTCGGCTGAAGCCGGCGGAGCATCGCTTAAGGGGGGAAGAAGAGGGAGATGGTGTCCGCGGCGGGACCACAACCCGTCGAATAAGAAAACACCATCACGCCAAATGCTTACGTAGATCAATGACTTGCAGGTGTCCGACCGTTCCACCCCACCGTTACACAGGGCGGCCCGGTATGGCATTTTTGCAGCATCTTCAGCGGCGCGGCGGCACCTTCCGATTCCGCGTTCGTATCCCAAACGACCTACGGCCTTTACTGGATCGAAACGAGATCAGCCGCACTCTGGGCACCAGCGACTTTGCAGAAGCGAAGCGCCGGCTGCCCTTCGCCTGGGCAGCTTGGGAGCGAACAGCACAAGCCATCAGGACGACGCCAAACATGGACAAAGCCGCGATCGACGCGCTGGTGAAGGACTTCGTCGCCACCGAGCTTGACGCCCACCGAGCGCTCACGGAAGCGGCCCAGCGTGTTCCGACACTCCAGGACCGGCTCGACCGGGAGAACGAGCATCGCGCTCATCTCCGCGAACTGATAACATCCGATATAGCCAAGGACCGGCTGTTGTGGACCCAAGCGCATCTCGAAGAGTTCCTTGAACGGCGCGGCATCCCGTTCGACCGGGAAAACCCGCTCTACTTCGAACTGCTCCGGTCCCTTGGTTTCGGTTGGCTCGACGCGATCGACAAGATGGCGGAAGCGCGTCCAGATGATCCACAAGTTGACCGAAGCGTCGCACACATCACCCATAAGACCACGGAAGCGCGTCTCGACGATCGACAAGATCGCCGAAGCAAGCCTAAGTCACCGACAAGATCGCCAAAGCCCATTCACACGATCGGCAAGCTGATCGACGACTTCCTTCGTGAGAAGGAAAGGTCTGGTATTGGTGCGTCATGGGCCGTCGAGTTGAAGAGAGCTTGTGCATGGTTCCGGGAGTGGTTCGGCGACGATCACGACATTACGAAGATCACCCGCGCGGACATGGTGGAGTTCAAGAACGGACTCCTCGAACTGCCGGTTCGCTGGTCACAAAAGCTTAGAGGTATGACAATCCGCCAAGCTGCCGAGCACAATCGCACAGCCGGCCTCCCAAAGCTGAACGTCGCGGCGGTGAAGGGTAAGAGCTGGCAGCCTGTGGCTGAGTTCCTAGAGTGGGCGCACGGCTCAGGCTACATCCCTGACAACCCGGCCAAGGGTATCCCGATCCCCGTCTCGAAGTCCGCGAAGCAGAAGCGCGACGGCTTCACCACCGACGACCTCTCGAAGATGTTCAACGCACCCCTATTCACGGGCGCGGCATCCAGTGACAGATGGTGGGAGCCCGGCCCCGTCCGTATCCGCGATCATAGATTCTGGCTGCTGCTGCTGGCTACCTTCACGGGCGCCCGGCGCGGCGAGTTGTGCCAGCTCCTCCTAGTTGATGTCGTCGAACGCGACAGCGTGCTCTGCCTGAACATCACGGACGATGAACCCGGCCAGTCGATCAAGAACGAGGACAGCAAGCGATTGGTTCCGGTTCACCCTGAGCTTCTCCGTATCGGCTTCGCCCAATACGTCGAGCAACGCCGCAAGGCCGGCCACGACTGCCTTTTCGACGTCCCAAGCGGCGACCAGTTCGGCAAGTGGTTCGCCCGCTTCACGGACAAGTTGGAGATTGATTCAAGCCGTAAGGTATTTCACAGCTTCAGGCATGGCTTCGAGACCGCCATGCGAGACTGCATTAATGACTTCGACTTGCGAAGCAGGATCAGCGGGCGCGAACACGGACATTCATCGGCGATCTACGGCAAATCGCATAGTCCGAAGAAACTGTTCGAGGAAATCTCGAAGGTGAACTACCCAGGCCTGAACCTGACCCATTTGGTCACGGACTGACTATCAACGCGGCCGGTCGCGCTCATAGGCGTCAATCGCCTTCTCGATCAGCTCGCCCAGCGTGATCTCATCCCGTTCGGCGATATCGAGCATCTTTTCGTGCGTCTCCGGCTTGATCCGTGTGGCGAATGGGTGCGTTCGGCCGGTCGCACGGAGTGAGCGGCCGTCTCGTTTCTTCTTGGAAGCTGTAGCGTCTGTCATGGTGGACCCTATAGAGCAAAGATTGCTGCAAGATTGCACCATGTGGTTTCGATCGACAAGGCGAAAGATTATTGCTACTATGATATAATCTTGCAGCAATCTTGCAACTAGGTGCAACATGGAATACGGCGAGTTCTGGCCTGCCCCGACCACCCCGACCGACGTCCTGACCAGCTCGTATGTCCAGGCGACAGCGGCCCGCGCCCGTGGCGACTACGAGGACGAGCGGCTTCACTGGCGCGCGATGGAACGCGCCCTGAGCGTTCCGGCGGAGTCCGCCAGATGGGTGTGAAGGTCTCCGGCTTCGACGAGCTTCAGAGCTTGTTCCGCCGCGTCGAACGCAAGGCCATTCGGGCGGCGACTGCCGAGCTGCACCACCAAGGCGAGCTGATCAAGGATGCCTCCCAGGCACTCGCCCCGGTGGACCTTGGCAACCTCGAAGAGTCGCACGCCGTCGAGACCGAACGGCAGCCGGGCAAGGCCACGACCACGATCAGCGTCGGCGGCACGGTCAACGGCGTGGACGTGGACGACTACCTCGATTTCATTCACGACGGCTCCTACAACCTCGGCCCCAAGTCGGCCGAGAAAGCGAGCACCACCGGACAGCCGGTCGGCCCTGAGTTCCTGAAGCGCGGCTTCGACAAACAGGAACCCGAGATCGCCGACGCCATCGGCGACGCGATCCTGAAGGCGTTCGAATGATCACCGCCACCCCCAAAAGCAAGGTCTCGGATTGGCGCCATGGTTCGACCGGCTTCTTCCGCTGGCTCGAAGATACGCGCCCGATGGTGCCCAGCTCGAAGGGCGGCTTCGAACCCTTCATCGCCGGCCCTCGCGAACGCGCCGAGATCGCCCAGGCCCTCGACGGCGACTTCGGCACCGTCGTTTTTTGCTGGCCGCGCCGCCACGGCAAGACGCTGGTCTCGGCGCTCATCATCGTCTGGCGCTTCCTGACACGGCAGACCCAGAACATCGCGATCGTCGCGAACTCCGAGAAGCAATCGGTCGATACCGCATTCAAGACCGTCAAGACGATCGTCGAGCAAACCGGCTACACCGCCAAGCTGGTGAAGGCCGGCGCGATCACCGTTGGCGCCGACCGGATCGAATACGCCGCAGTCGGGAACACGATCCAGGGCTTCAGCTCCAACCCGGCCGCGCTCTACGGAAAGAAGCTCAGCGTCGCTCAGATCAGCGAGCTGCACGCCGCAACCAGCGACGCGGCCTATCAGGTGTTGGCATCGAGCACGATCGACACCGATGACGGGCTTGTCCTGATCGACTCGACGGTCGGCTCACGATCTTCGCCCTTGTTTGGCATCTACAACACCGCCCAGCGCGGCGACGATCCGAGCTTGTTCTTCAGCCATATCTTCTACAAAGACCTCGAAGACGCCATCACCAACGGCCCGGCCTGGATCAAGCCGGCGAAGCTGCGAAGCCGCGCCGCCCAGATGCTTCCCGGCGAGTTCAGCCAACAGCACTTGAACCTGTGGGGCAACTCGACGTCGAGCTTGTTCCCGCCCGCCGTGCTCGACAAGACGCGCGACAGCTACGAGATCGACATTCCGAGCATCGCCGGCACCGCCGCCTATATCGTCGGCGCTGGCGTCGATCGCGCGTTCGGCTTCTCCCTGCACGGCGACGCCACCATCACGACCGCTGTTCTGAAGACCGTGATCGACGACGTTGATCACTTCTATGTGCTGGCGTGCGACAGCATCCTGTTCAGCTCCGGGCGCGGCATCAAGAACGCCCTGACCCGCTACAAGGCCGACTTCGGACTGAAGCGCGCGGCGCTGGAGTCCTACAACGTTCAGGATCTTGGCGCATGGTGCGCCGATCAGACCTTCGATCACGAGATCATCCATCCGACCGCCGAACGACAGGCCGGCGCGTTCCAAGCGCTCTATCAGGCGGCGAACGAAGGCCGACTTCACATTGATGCCAGCTTCGACAAGCTGTTCGATGAGATGGCGACCTTCGAATATCGGATCATGCCGAGCGCGACCGGCTCAGGCGGCACCCCGCGCTTCGAAGCGGCCAAGGGGTGCCACGACGACCGCGTGTATTCCCTGGCATGGGCGATCTACAGCCTCCGCGACGTCGAGCTGAACCCCTACGAGATCCAGGGCATCCACTGCCACGGCCCCGGCCCGGCCGTGCCGCTGTGCCTGCTGAACGGCGGCGAGCTAGTGCCGCCCTGTGCTGAAGCCTGCCGGTCAATGCTGGCGGCGCGTGACCTGTATCGCGGCTATGTCAGGCGCGGGCACCTGACCCCGCTCGCCTTCGATGAGTTCGTGATTGGTAAGATCAAGAACGTGGGCGCTCATACACTTCCGCGTTGACGAAATAAAATTAGGTGTTAGAATATTGCTTCATTCTTGCAGCTAGATTGCAGATAGACATGTTCCGAAGCAACGTTGATCCGATCATTGCTCTGATCCAGGCCTCGGCCCCTCGCAAGGCCAAGGCTGAAAAGTGGCTGCGCTACTACTCGGATCAGCAATCGGAAGACACGCTGCGCCTGATCGCCCAGAAGTGGAGCAAGCCCGAAACCTTCCGGGTGTTCCAGATCAACGCCGTCAAGAAAGTCGTCAACAAGCGCGCGAACCTCTATCGGCTGCCGCCCCGCCGCACCTTCGACGGGATGGATCAGGAAGCCGGTGACGCGATCTATCGCGCCCTGAATGCCGACGTCGTGCTGAAGCGCGCCTCCCGGCTCGTGAAGCTGCTGAAGACCGGCGCCCTGCAAATCGGCTGGCGCGACACCGGCCCGGTGATGCACATCCTGACCGGCAACATCCTGGACGTGATCGCCGCCGACCCCGAACGCCCCGACCGGATCGTTGTGACCCACAAGGCCGACCGGATCGAGCACACCACCTATTCCGACTGGACCCCCGACAGCTACGCCCGCCGCGACTATCGCGGCGCTCAGCTTTCCGTGTCCGGCAACCGCAACGGCGTGAACCCCTACGGCGTCCTGCCCTTCGTCGCCCTGCACGATCGCTTTCCCGATGATCAGTTCTGGTTGCCCGGTGGCGACGACCTGATTGAAGCCCAGGAAGCCGTGAACGTCGCCCTGTCGAACCTCTGGCGCGCCGTCGAACTCCAGGCACATGGGCAGGCATGGGCCACCGGCCTCCCTGCCGGCGACACGCTGAAGATCGGCCCCGAACGGACCATCACCCTGCCGGAAGGCGGGCAGTTCGGCTTCGCGACACCCAACGCGCCGATCGGAGAAATCCTCAGCGCGATCGAGTTCATCATGAGGCAGGTCGCGGCGACCAACGACCTTTCCGCCGACGTCTTCGACCTCGACCGTTCATCCGAGAGCGGCGCGTCGAAGCACGTCTCACAGATCGACCTTGCCGAAGCGCGGCAGGATGACGTCGCCATGTGGCGCACCCATGAGGCGCGGCTTTGGGAGACGGTCAAGACCGTCGTCAACACCCACGCGCCCGGCACCATCCCGGCCGACGCCCGTATGACCGTCGATTTCGCCGAGCTTTCCGAGAACATCAGCGAAACCGAACGCCTGACCAACGCCCGCACCCGGATCGACTTGGGCATGTGGTCGCCGGTTGACGCCCTCCGCGCCGAGAACCCCGACGGCTTTCCGACCCGTGAAGACGCCATGGCCGAGCTGCTGCGCCGCAAGGACGAAGCGGCCGCGCTGATCCTGCCCCTCTGAGGACATCATGACCGACCAGACCCCTGCACCGGCCCCGGCCGACACCACGACCCAGGTTGATCCGATCGCCGCCCTGACCGCCGAGCTGGCGGCGCTGCGTTCCGAGATCACCGCCCTGAAGGACATCAAGCCGGCCCCCGCCCCGGTCCCTGTGACCGATCAGGGCAAGCCGACCGTGACGCCCCGCACGCCTGACTTTTCCATCCTCCCGCCGATCGCCCGCATGGCATCCGGCTACAGCCAAAAGTAAGGAAACCAGACCATGTTGACCGTCGTCGAATGGGAAAAGCTCAACCCGACCCCGCTGTCTTCCGGCGTCGTCGAGATTTTCGCCGCTGAAAACCCCGTGCTTACCCTGCTGCCGTTCATCGGCATCGCCGGCAACGCCTACACCTACAATCAGGAAGCGGCACTGCCCGGCATCGCCTTCCGTGGCTTCAATGAAGGCTATACGGAGAGCACGGGCATCGTGAACCCGGCGACCGAAAAGCTGACCATCGTCGGTGGCGACAGCGACTTCGACGTCGCCCAGATCGCGATGGGTGTTGGCGGCAATGACACGCGCGCCATCCATGACAGCCTGAAGGCCAAGGCCCTCACCCTGGAATGGCTGCGCACATTCTTCGCCGGCGACACCGCCGTCAACAGCAAGGCCTTCGACGGCCTGGTCAAGCGGCTGACTGGCAATCAGGTGCTCAGCGCTGGCACCAACGGCGCTGCCCTGTCCCTGTCCATGCTCGACGAGCTGGCCGACGCCATCACCGGGCAGCCGAGTGCGATCTTCATGCCGAAGGCGCTGATCCGTCAGTATCGCGGCCTGCTTCGCGCTGCCGGTGGCACCACCCCGGAAAGCATCATGGTCCCGAACTTCGGCCGGCCGGTGATCGCGCACAACGGCGTGCCGCTGCTGCCGATCGAGGAAGACACCCTCGGCAACGAGATCTTGAGGTTCGACGAGACCCAGGGCACCGACACCGCGACGTGCTCGATCTATGCCGCCAAGTTCGGCGCGGACGCGCTGCACGGCATTCAGACCGCGCCCGTGTCCGTCCGCGACCTCGGCGAGATCGACGCCAAGCCGGCGCTGCGCACCCGGATCGAGTGGTATTCCGGCATCGTCCTGAAGCATCCCCGCTGCGCCGCTCGCCTGAAGGGCGTCAAGAAGCCGGCCTAACCGACCCCAGGCGCGCACGGTGCCGCCGACCCTGCCAAGAGCCAAGCGCGCCGCACGGCGACGACGGGCAGGCAAGGCACCGAACCCGGTTTCAGTCGGCCAGTCACCGGAACACCCCGAAAGCAACCCCGACAGCCCGCGGCCTTTTCCCAAGGAAGGCGCGGCGGGCACCTTCTCCAGACAGGATCACGTCATGTCGATCGAAGCCCTTGCCATTCATATCGCCGACGCCCTCGACGTTCCAGCCTTCGTCGCGAAGAAGCCGGCCGACTTCGTGCGCTGCATCGTGTTGCGCGAGCGGCCTGCCCGGCTTGACCACTATGTTCCCGTCGTGCGTCCGCTGGCGTTCACCCTGACCGCGTTCGATCACACATCGGCCGGCGCGCTCGCTCTGGCGCGATCGGCCGCCGACAAGATCAGCATCGGCGCGCCGAACTCGACGCCCAAACCCTTCCAGCTTGGCGGCACTGATTTTCTGTTCATCCTGCCCAGCTTCGGCCCGATCCTCGTGGAAGTGGCGCCCGGCCTGACCGTGGCGACCTTCGACGCAACCGCCAAATACCGGGTGCCGGCATGATCGAGCACCTGATCGACCTGTTCACCGCCACCGTCCATCACCAGCCGGTCACCGGGCGCGACGCCTTCGGTGACCCTTCGCACGGCCCGGCGACCGCCTACAAAGCCCGGATCGTGTGGCGTCAACAGCTCGTGCATGACCAGCACGGCAACCAGTCCATTGCGCACGGCCAAGTCTGGATCGCCGGCACGCCGATCGTGTCCTTCGACGACCGCCTCAACCTGCCCGATGGTTCCTGGCCCCAGATCGTCGCCGTCGAGCTGAACGCCGATGAGCTTGGGCTTCATCACGTCAAAATCTTCTTCGGGTGAGCACCATGGCCGAGACTCTTCCCACCATCGAGATCGTCCCCCAGACTGTGACCGTTGGCGTCAACAGCTACGTCACCTTGGAGGAGCTGGAGACCTACCTGAACGACCGGCTGCACTTCGACGTGCGCCTTCAGGCCACCAATGACGACTACTGCAAAGCCCTGAAGGCCGGAACGGCGGCGCTCGACCGTCTCGGCTTTACCGGCATGGTCACCAGCTACGAACAGCGTCTCGCATGGCCCCGGTGCCGTGTCCGCGATCGTGAAGGCCGGCTTCTTGACAGCAACATCGTGCCTGATGTGGTCAAGCATGCCGCGATCGAGTTCGCGCTTCACCTGCTGCATCGCCTGCCGCCCAGCGCCGCACCGATCAGCCGGAAGAAGGTCGCCGACCTCGAGATCGAATACCGCGCCACCGTCACCGACCCGGTGCCGCCGATCGTCCGCGACATGCTCGCCCCATTCCTGACCGGCACCGGCCATAGCGCCGAGCTGGTGTTCTGATGCACGCTGACGCCGACGCGATCGACCGGCTCGTTGACCGGCTCGAAGAGAAGTGCCGGAAGGCTTTCTTCGTCGCCGTGAAGCGTGCCGAAGACGACCTCGAAGCGCTTCTTGACGGCCTCGAAGCCGACATCGACATCACGGATGAAGATCAGCTCGACGCCCTGGACGAAGATCAGCTCGACGAAGCCCTCGACGACGTTCTTTTCAACGTCGAACGCACCCTCACGCCGATCATCACCCAGGCCTTCACCGACCTTGAAGCTCAGCTCGACGGCGGCTTCGTCGATGCCGCGATCCTCGCCGCCCTCGCTCTGTCCCTGAGCTTCACCATCAACGCCACGGCTGCACTCGAAGCCCGCAAGGCGCTGACCGGCTCGACCATCAACACCATCGTCGCCGACACCCTTCAGGCCATCATTGGCAGGCTCAGCGCTACGACCAAGGGCGCGGCAGCTACGGTGCGCTATCTCCGGGACAGCATCGGCCTGACCCCGGCCCAGGCGCGGTCACTCGCCGCCTACCGGGCAGCCCTGAACACCGCCCTGGCGCAACAGAAGCCAACGACCACCCGGCCCGGCTTCTCCCCACGCTCTACGACGACCACCCCGACCGTCACCCTGACCCAGACCACACTACGCACCCTCACAGCAGCCCAGTGCAACGCCGTGAAGGCCGCGATCGCCCGTGGCGACCTGACGCCCGCCAAGATCGACGCCATGATCAGGCGCCACCGGGAAGCCCTTCTCAAAGCCCGCGCCGACGCTATCGCCACCACCGAAGCCGTCCGCGCCACCAATGCCGGCGAACTCGCCGCATGGCAGCAAGCAGCCGACCGTGGCGACCTCAACCCCGACACCACCCGCCGCTTCTGGCGTGATGTCGGTGATGAACGGGTGCGCGCCAATCACCGCGCCGTCTCGAAGATGAATCCTAAAGGCATGCGCCTCAACGAACCGTTCAAAACCCCGCTTGGCCCCTGCATGTATCCGCCCCTGGAGATCCGCTGCCGGTGCCGTGTCATCCTGAAGGCTGCTGATCATGCATAGCGTCTCCGTCCGCCTCGAACCCTCCGACCAGCTCGATCCGTCCAACGATCACAATATCATCCTGTGGCGCTCCGTGATCCGGCAAACCCTAGCCGACGCCACCGACCGTTGGCCTGTTGGTAGCCCAACGCGGATAGATGCTGAAACCACCCAGCGGCAAGCCCGTGCATGGCTGACCGGCCTTGGCCCTGACTTCCGGGAAGTGTGCTCCCTGGCGAACCTTGATCCGCACGCCGTCTGTGAAGCCGCAATCGACTTCATCACCGAGACCGATCGACGTAGGGCAGCCGGCCTGAAGCACAAGCGCATGGGCGTTCAGGTTCACCGCAAGCCGTCGATCCAAGCCGCGGCGACTTATGGGTGAAGGTGTCGGGTGCAGGATCGGGTGTGTGACGTAGAGCGGTGTAGATGTGACGGACGAGAAAATAATGAGGTCGTTGACAGGATCTTCGGGTATTAGCCAATTGGTTAAGCATTTTTATAGGATCGATGTGTCTGATGCAAAAGGACTTATCATCACGGTATTTACCTACCGTGAGGCCACTAACTTACAGAAATGGTTGAACAAAATGAAAAAAGCTTTCTTGACTGTAGCTCTCATTGGGTTGCTTTCTGGCTGTGCCGCTCCATCAAGCAAACCTCCCAGTGCGTCAGCGCCTCGCGAATATATTGATGGCAACAGCATTACTATTCGTAAGGGGTTTGATGAGGTATGGCAGGGGCTTATAGAACATTTATCTGCAAATTATTTCGCTATCGATAAGTTTGAGAAAGATTCAGGCCTAATCATATTATCATTTGGAGCCGGATCAGCCAGAAAATTTGTTGACTGTGGAGAGGTTATTCTTCCGAAGATAAATTATTCTGGACCAACATTGAACTGGCTTGAGAGCATGCGCCCGGTCTTGCTCGATGGTAAAATGAACATCTTTGTAAAGAGATCATCGAACCTAGTGTCCCAAGTTAACATAAACACGAGATACATTGTAAACTATAGAGAACCTTTGGCATCATATATGTGGTCTTTTGACACGGCAGGATCTGATGTTCAGAAAATTGGTGATATCTTCATCACGTGCAAACCAACTTACGAGGCTGAAAAGTCAATTATTTCAGCCATGGAGAAGCTTTCTAGCTGAAATGCTTATGTGAGCGGCGAAAAATGACCAAGCGCGGGCCTCGCCCGCGCTCCACCCCACTGTTAAGCAACAATCCTGCTAATCAGAGCAAAATTCATGCTAATAGTTATTCAGAAAGGTCGATAATGTCGAAGAAGCCACACGTTTCGGTCGATCTTCACCCCAACTTGCAGGGTGACCCGTTCGACCTCGTGCTCGCCGGAGAGAAAATTGACGGGCGCACATCCGTTGCCCGCCGCTTCCGGTCATTGGGCAATGAGTTGGTGACCCAGCTCGGCGGCACCGTGGCGCCCGTCGAGAAGATCATGCTGCGCAACGCGGCGACGCTGGCGGTGATGTGCGAGCGCGATACGGCGGCGCTGATCGAGGGTGCCGAGTTCGATCAGGAAAACTACCGGCGCAACGTCCAGGCACTCGGCGGCTTGCTGGTGAAACTCGGCCTTGCGATGAAGTCGAGAGACATCACCAAGGGCAGCTCGAAGGCCTTCGACGCCCATGCCGCGTCCATCCTCGACGCCGAGTGATCTGGCTGCTGATAGGTATTGACGGCGACTCGCCATCCTGTTACACATCTCAACGTCCGTTGAGGAGTGTAACAGGATGGCCGACTGTAAGCTGATCGCCTATTACCGTGTGAGCACCGACCGTCAAGGCAAGTCTGGCCTTGGCATCGAGGCGCAGAAGTCGGCGGTCGCCAAGCATCGTGATGCTACTGGCTGTGAGATCGTCGCGGAATACGTTGAGGTAGAGAGCGGCAAGCGGAACGACCGGCCTGAACTCGACAAGGCCATTGCCCACGCTAAGCGGGTAGGCGCAACGCTGGTCTTCGCCAAGCTCGACCGTCTCGCCCGCAACGCCCGGTTCCTTCTTGGCCTTGTTGAGAGTGGCGCGGAGATGGTGTTCTGTGACATCCCCCAGGTTCCGCCCGGCCCGCTCGGCAAGTTCATGCTAACCCAGATGGCAGCGGTCGCCGAACTCGAAGCTGGCCTGATCGGACAGCGCACCCGTGACGCCCTGAAGGAAGCGAAAGCTCGTGGCGTCAAGCTCGGCGGGCACCGTGGCAAACTCGCTGCGCAACGTGCCGCCGAAGCCAAGGCCAGCAACGCCAACGCCTTCGCCGACAGCTTGCGCGACTCCATCGCGGCGATCAGGGCAGAAGGCGTCATATCCGCGTCGGGCATCGCCAAGGCGCTGAACGCGCGCAAGGTCAGGACGGTGAGCGGCGGCGAGTGGCAGACGGTGCAGGTTCAGCGGCTTCTCGCCCGGCTGGAGGGTCAGGCGTGACCGACCCCACCCCCTCGTAGAAGATCGACGCTGACCGGCCGCAATACCCACCCCGGAAATCCACACCGCTCCCTCTAAGCGATTGACAACCTTTGTCCACAGCGGATAGGACAAAGCATGCGCTGAAGCTGACCCGCGAAGACCGATCAGGTCCGCATCGCGCGTAATGAGGCGACTATGTTCGATGAGCTGAAAGCCTTGGCTGAGTGCCATGCCGAGCTGCACGCCTGCCGAGTGCGGCTCCAGGCGGAACTAGAGGTGGAGTGCGCTGAATTGGCAAAGGCTCGCCGGCTGTGGTCGCAGCGTCTTATTGAGAATTAGCTTTTCAAAAAAGGGGCAAGAGCTATATCAGTTATTTTCTCGTAGCGTTATGAAAAAGTTACGTATATAGTTTCTCAATCGGCGACACAATTGAGCAAAATAAATAAAATGAAAAATTCTGAAGAGATAAAGCTCGATTTTGAAAAGTTAAAGTCTTTTTTAACGGAAAACTTGTTTAGCGTAGCCTCTTTAAGATATCTTTTTATAGTAATCGGAGGAACATCAGTATTTTCTGCATTCCTAATTGCAGGATATTGCCACCGATATGGATTACCTTTCTTTGAAGCCCTGGATCAGCTCGGAAAATACTTATTGTATATAAATTTGTTTTCTTTATTTTTCGTCTCTTTGGTGTTTTTATTTTTCTTGGCTCCAGCAATTACTCTTGAGCTATATGAGAAAGACCTTCAGAAAAAGATTTTTTACTCTATACCCAGAATGAAGAGCAAAAAATACAAAAATTGGAGCAATCTTACGAAGGAAATAATGATATTTTCCATCCCAAGAAATATTTTTGCAGTTTCATGGTTATTTCTGGCTCATTGCTTATTCTTATTAGTAATGATAATTGACAACAGTTCAGATTTTTATTGGATTTTTTTATTAATCTATACTATGTTTGCCATACTCTTGTTTGGTCTTCTTAAGGAAAATTCCAAATTCATGAAAGAAAGGTTTTTGAAATTAGAAAGAATCAGAGTGCTAAACAACGAAAGCGCAATAAAATCTAAGAATTTTATCAACTCCATCGATACTCTCAATTGTGCTTTGATGTCTTTTACATATATTGCTTGGCTTATATATGCAATGGGTAGCCCATATGAAGAGACTAAAAACTCGTTTATCGTCTCTGGACCAATTTATATAGCAGTAATATTTTTCTTTATGTCCATGATAAGGATTAGAGTTTTATCTAGTATACTATTTTCATCTTTAGCCATAGTTTTTATATTTTCTTTTATCTGGCCCGGAATTGGATCTATACTGCGAATAGTGTTTTTTAACTTGTATGTAGGAGGGGGCGCTCCCGTGATAATTTATATAAAAGATGACTATAGGGGCCAAATTTCTCCTAGTATGTTCCTAAACGATAAAGAAAAATATGAAACAGTTTATAATAATCCTCTAAAACCCCTTAGTCTAATTCTTTGGGGTAACCAAAAGGTATATTTATATAACAATAAAATAAAAGATTGTAAAATTTTGTCTGAGTATTTAGGTAAAAGCGAAGAAGACAATTTGGCGGATTGTAGAGTTCTTCTTACCTTGGATATCAATGCTATAGCTGGAATAAATACTTTTAGAAAAAGATGATTTTACGCTTTACAGTTAAGCCCACGGAAAGACTTGTGCTGATCGCAGCAGCGCGCGCGGCCCAGGCATAGACGCCATCGCTGCTTGTCGAGAAAGCGACACTGCTGGACGAGTCGCATTTCCGGATGATGGTTCGCCGCAAAGGGGCGCGCTTTCCATAAGGTTCGATCGGCGGTTCGCTCGACATCGCCCGGATCGACCGGGAAGGCGTCACCCTCCGGAACATCCAGGCCTTCGGTCAACCGAAGGCCAAGGCGGAGACCCGGCCCGCTTCGGTCGGTGCGGCACTGGGCAGGTTCACCAGACCGCAGTGATGCGCCGGTTAAGTGCGCCCCAAAGCTATTTCAAGTTCATACTCCAGGCTCAAGAGCAACTGAGCAAGTTCAGCACCTTCATCCTCGCTAATTGTATGAAGGGTAGCTTTGACGTCCCCCTCACTACCTTTTGCTTTGACCGCTGTAATTCTTTCGTAGAACTTTCGGTAGGTCTCGCGCGCCTCGCCTTCAGGAAAACTCTCTGGAGACAACGCCGCAAAAGCTAAAAAGGCATCGAACAGACGGTCGTTGATACGCCCTCTGCCAGTCGCCAGTATGCTGATCGCCTGATGTGTCTTCTCCATACAATAACCGGCCATGTTTCTGTCCACAATTTTCCCTCATGCTACATGCAAAGTTATACGCCATTCTGCATTCCTTGCACGCTATCCGAAAACTTCCCATAAGTGAAGTATGGTTAACGAGGATCAGAGTGCCATGGCCCGCCCGGTGCATGAAGCACGACCATCAGCCGGTGACGGGCGCGCTGCTTGTCCCGCGTCGTGACGAACTCGGCGCCCCCGATCGTCTCGACATCCTTCGCGAACTCGCCCGGCTTCGGTTCACGACCCAGGCGGCGCGTGCTGATCGTCCAGGCCCGCCACAAGAGGAACCCCACCGGGATGGAGCCGCAGGCCTCTCTACGTCATGGGACCTCTGCGTCGTCGCCAATCCAAACCCCTCCGGCCCAGCGCCGCAGGTCTCGACGACCGCCACCGACTCGGAACCGGAAGCAGGGATGCAGCGAAATAATCTTCCAGAGACGTGAGAATTTGGCACGTTTTTTGCCTCGCGGGCGCGCGTCCGCACGCGGTAGCGCGGTTACATAACACCACTTTAAGAAAGAAAAGAAAGAGAAGAGTAGGTAAGTATTAGCGTTTGCAGCTATTCGGGGAGGAAGACTGCGGAGGAATCCAATTCGGTTGTAGGAGCAGGAAGCACCTACGGCAGCGCCTGGCGGCGCTGCGCTCGCTGGCGCGAGCAGGCCGGGCTGGCGCCCGGCAAGGTCAAGGCATCCATCCCGGAAGGGATTCACCAGATCCAGGCCAAAACCCCACCGGGACGGCGCCGCAGGCCTCGACGACCGCCACCGGCTCGTGCGGGCTGCGCCCGTCTCGCCCTGGCCGAAATTCGGGGATGCCGCGTCAGTTGTATTATTTCTGGAAAAATACACGCTAAAGTTCTTGGGTGCAGGTCCAGGCGGCAACTACTCTCTCCCTACCCCTACCGGATGGGTCTGCAAACCCGCCAAATGACTCTCTGATGCGTCTTGTGACCTTTTGGCAATGGGTGTAGCCGAAACAACTCAGATCGCGCTCAGTGGCCTTCCTGCGAGCTTTTCAGAACTGATTGAAAATCTATGCCAACTAACCCGTTCCGGCTGCATGAGTCAAATTTGACTTAAGGTTGTATAAATATGCCATATTACCCCTTCTTATCTTGCAAAAAAGAGGTGGGGCGGGCATCCTTGGTCCATCACCAACCAAGGAATCCAACCATGAACGTAAGCTTCATCGACCTCGAAGCCGCCCTCGACCTCGAAGGCCGCCTGAATGACGATACGGTCGTCATCGCCGAAAACGGTTCTACCAGGGTCGTCTCTGGTCTTCACCCGACCTGCGGCGCAATCCACATCGTCTTCCCGGCGATCGGCGAGTGCGTCGCCATCGCGGGCGTATTCGATCGTGATCAGTGTCGCGCCAATGACGATAAGTATTTTGATCTCATAGCGAACGAGTTGGAAGCTTCTGACCCCCCGCGTTCAAGTTTCCCAAGCTGAGTTGAGCAAAAACGAGTAGGGGCAAATTTAAGTCGCATTTGTGGCTTAACTGCCACATAGCCGCCGAACCATTCTGGTGTTACACATACCGCTGCAACGCGGTCGGATGCCGGCTGCTAAGCCATTGATTTTAAACGTAAGTATGGAGATGGTGTCCGCGGCGGGATTCGAACCCACGGCCCCAGGATTCATACCACTTCGGCTTTCGCCGCCGCCTACAGGCGTTTGTGGTCTGGACTGTCCCTTCACCATGGGCCGAAGCCGACAGGTGCCGCCCGTCCAGTCTCTACACCTTCCATTCCACGCCGGTCGCCCTGCGGGGGTGGCTTGGCTCGGGATCGGCAAGATACCCGAAGGCATCCCAGCTTTCCCCGACTTTGAGCGGATCCGTTGCGAGGTTTCCCGGCGCAACGCCCAATTTTGCAACAAGGAATCCTGTGCTCTATCCTGCTGAGCTACGCGGACATTATCTCCGGCGCAATCTCTATCCGTTTTCCGGTCTCCGGGCAACCCGCAATTAACCGCCGCCGTATCGACCGGAACCCCCGACCGTGCTATGTGCTTGCCCATGACCGACGCCTCCCAGACAGACGCTTCCCCGGCCGCCGCACCGGCGTCATCCGTGGAACCCGCCGCCGCAGCAAAGCCCGCCGATGCCCTGTATCTGGTGGACGGCTCCGGCTTCATTTTCCGCGCCTTCCACGCGATCCCGCCGCTGACACGCAGCGACGGCACGCCGGTCAACGCGGTGATGGGCTTCACCAACATGCTGATGAAGCTGCTGGCCGATCACCACGCCGAAGCTGTGGCGGTGATCTTCGACAGCAAGCGGCTGACCTTCCGCAACGACTTCTATCCCGACTACAAGGCCCACCGCCCGGAGCCGCCGGAAGAGCTGAAGCCCCAGTTCGGCATCATCCGGGAAGCGGTCGAGGCCTTCTGCGTCCCCAGCATCGAGTTGGAAGGGTTCGAGGCCGACGACCTGATCGCGACCTATGCCCGGCTCGCCCGCGAGCAGGGCCGGCCGGTCACCATCGTATCGTCCGACAAGGACCTGATGCAGCTGGTCGGTGACGGCGTCGGCATGCTGGACCCGATGAAGAACAAGCCGATCGGGGTGGAAGAGGTCTTCGAAAAATTCGGCGTCACGCCCGACAAGGTGGTCGACGTACAGGCGCTGGCCGGCGACCCGATCGACAACGTACCGGGCGTCCCTGGCATCGGCGTCAAGACGGCCGCCCAGCTCATCGGCGAGTACGGCGACCTGGAGGCGCTGCTGGAGCGCGCCGGCGAGATCAAGCAGCCCAAGCGCCGGCAGGCGCTGATCGACAATGCCGAACTGGCGCGGATTTCCAAGCGGCTGGTCAAGCTGGACGATCAGGTGGCGGTGCCGACTCCGCTGGACGACCTCAAGGTCCGCGAACCCGACCACGAGAAGCTGCTTGGCTTCCTGCGCCAGCAGGGCTTCCGCTCGATCATCACCCGCGTCGAGAACGAGATCCGGGCCGACGGCAAGCTGGTGGACGGCGCATCGGCTCCGCAGTCCGCCGCTTCCAGCGGAGAAGCATCCGCCGGAGAGACGCCGGCACCATCCCCGACGGCAAGCCCGCGCGCCCAGTTCGACGGCAAGGGCAGCTACGAGCTGGTCCAGACCGCCGTAGCGCTGGATCGCTGGATCGCGGCGGCTTACGAAGCCGGCACCCTGGCGGTCGATACCGAAACCGACAGCCTGACCGCGTGCAGTTGCAAGCTGGTCGGCATCTCGATGGCGGTGGAGCAGGGGGCTGCCTGCTATATCCCGGTCGGACATGTCGGACCGGACGGCGCAAAGGCCGAAGGCTCGCTCGACCTGATGCCGTCGGACGCGCCGAAGCAGTTGCCGGTGGACGAGGTCATCGCGAAGCTGAAGCCGCTGCTGGAGGACCCGTCCGTCCTCAAGATCGGCCATAACCTCAAGTTCGACATTCAGGTCTTCGGAAGCCACGGCATCCGGCTGTCCCCGATCGACGACACCATGCTGATCAGCTACGTGCTGGAAACGGGACTGCACGGCCACGGCATGGACGAGCTGGCGAAGCTCCACTGCGGTTATACCCCGATCACCTACGATCAGGTCACCGGCACCGGCAAGTCGCGCGTCACCTTCGACCGCGTGGCGCTGGACAAGGCGACCGAATACGCTGCCGAGGACGCCGACGTCACGCTCCGGCTGCACCATGCCCTGAAGCCGCGTCTCGTGCCCGAGCGAATGACCACCCTGTACGAGACGATCGAGCGTCCGCTGATCCCCGTCGTCGCCGACATGGAGG